ACTGACATCAGCTTCGTATTCCTTGCCCACCGCGTATGGTGGCGATGTCACACCAAGCTGTGCTTGTTTGCCCTGCATCAACTCAGCCTGAACATCTGGTAATGTGCAATCACCACAAACTAAGCAATGATCCCCAAGCTGCCATGCTTGTCCCGATTCTACGCCCCACTTCTCTTGCAACTCCGCGGCCCGGTCAAGCTGCGGGCCAGGGTCGTCGGGCGTGTCCGCTTCCCAGCCAAAGTCCTTCAGCTCAATCTCCGTGAACAGCCCGCTCATGTCCACACCCGCGCCCAAGTCCTCCAACAGCACACTCGCATCATAATCAAGATTCAACTGTGCCACCCGATTCGCCCGCAAAGCAATACGCCGAGCCTGCACCGACTCGGCGTTCTCTACGTCATCTCTAACCATTATCACCGGCTTCGTGCCGTCGTGATGCACTACCAGCACATCATCGCCAAACGTGTCGGCGGCAACTTCCAGACGAGCCGACCCGTCCAGGCTCTCCCCATCGGCGGCCACTGTAACGGGAGCAACCCAGCCGTCCTCTTGTACGGCTCGCTCTAATTCACGCAGACCGCGCTGGGTATGTTTGTTGCTATTGCGACTGGCGGGACGAAAATCTGATAGCTTGTCAGACATGTGATTCCTCTCCAATCGGACATATCAAACTACTATCCCTATCTTACCACACTTCAGCCCCAAATGTCAACATTGGCACATAAGCGCTTTTTTAAGGTTCAGCGTGCAAGGATTTTAAGGTTAAGCTATTGACAGATAATGCCTTATGGTGTATAATATAGATGTAAGGTTGAACAGCACACACAGGGAGAGCGACATGGGCAAGAAAACGAAATGGCTGGGAAACGCAGAGCTAAACAACGGAAGCTGCTACAGTGTACGAGCTAGCGAGCACGCAGTAGCACGGATGGCACAGCGCCAGGTGGACAGCTACGCCGCGCTGAGCGCAATACTGGCGCTAGGCGAAGCGACCCTGACAGACCTGAGAAACACGGGCGACGAAGCAATGGTGATTGACAGCGACGCGGGGTTTGCGCTGGTGCTGGGTTTTAAGAAGAACACCCTTTTTGTGATAACCGCAATTGGCAAAGACAAGGTGTTTGTGAAGAAGGGCACCCGCACCTATAAGCTGAACGACTAGCAAAAGGAGAGTGACATGGACTACAGCAGACACGTACAAAAGGTCAATGACAGGCTCTACATCATCGCCACCTGGAACGAGGCCAGCGGGCAGTACCTCGCCCCGATGAATCTTCAGGCTCGCCAAGCCACCGGCTGCCACACAGCTTACGCCCGCCGAGTAGAAGACATCGACCCCAACAACTGCTATACCTACAAAACCAGACAGGGTGCGATAAACGCTGCCGAGCGGTTAGCCAATCGCAGCGACTAACCAGGGGCGCACCCAGCGCCCCGGAAACCTTAGCACTTGCTAGGGTACAGCGTAACACCACCAGGAGGAACCATGCCTAAGAGCAACCAGCGAATCGAACGAATCAAGCGCGAAGCCTGTCCCGGCTGCCGCTATAACCGCTACAACATGGGGGCAGGTTACGTCGAGCGCCCCGGCATTGATGCGGTGGTCACCACCGACGAGTGCTGGCACCTGCGCACCATGCCTAAGTACGACCGCAAGCTGAAACAGTATACCTGCGGGTTGAACGTTTGACAAATAGGGTATTATGTGTTATATTGTCATCGTGAACGGCACGAAGGGAGAGTTATGAAAACATACGACCAGTTCTTGACCGCCAAATTGCAACACGGCGCTTCACATGGCTTTGAGCCAACTTATCTACCTGACTTCCTATTTGACTTTCAGCGTAGCCTGACTGAATGGGCAGTCAAAAAGGGGCGGGGAGCAATCTTCGCTGACTGTGGGCTTGGCAAAACTCCGATGGCCCTCGTTTGGGCAGAGAATGTCATCCGCCACACTAACGGGCGCGTGTTGATTCTGACTCCGTTAGCAGTCGGCGCTCAGATGTTAACAGAATCCGAGAAGTTCGATATTGAGGCCCATCGCTCCAGAGATGGCGCGGCGCGGCCTAATATTACCATTGCCAACTATGAAAAGCTTCACCTGTTCGACCCCGCCGATTTCAGCGGAGTTGTCTGTGACGAGTCCAGCATCCTCAAATCGTTCGACGGAATACGGCGCAATATGATTACTGAGTTCATGCGAACTATCCCCTATCGCCTCCTGTCTACCGCTACCGCCGCTCCCAACGACTACGTAGAATTAGGCACCAGCTCTGAGGCTATAGGGTACCTGGGACACGTCGATATGCTGACCCGCTTTTTCAAGAATACTCAAAACACTGTCTCGCAGAGCCGTTATCATGGCACTAAGAGCCAGTGGTCTTTCAAGCCCCACGCCCAGCAAGCCTTCTGGCGCTGGGTCTGCCATTGGGCGCGAGCCTGCCGCAAACCGTCTGACCTGGGATTCGATGATGATGGTTTTATCCTGCCACCTTTGACCCAACATGAAACCGTCGTCAAGGCCAGCGCCCCCCGGCAGGGCATGTTGTTCGATGTAGCTGCGGTCAACTGGCGAGAAATTCGAGAGACCAGACGCCGCACCATCCCCGAACGGTGTGAAGCGGCAGCCGACAAAGTGAACGGCAGTAGAGAATCTACCGTGATTTGGTGTCATCTCAATACGGAAGCCGATACCCTCGTTAAGCTCATACCAGGCGCTAAGCAGGTGAGCGGTTCTGACTCCGACGACGCTAAAGAGGAAAAGCTGGCCGCCTTTAAGACCGGACAAATCAAGGTACTTGTCACTAAGCCGAAAATTGGAGCGTGGGGACTCAATTGGGAACATTGCTCTCACGTTATCTATTTCCCCTCATTTTCCTACGAGCAATACTATCAGGCCGTGCGACGGTGCTGGCGCTTCGGCCAGACTAAAGAGGTGGTGGTTGACATTGTGCGGAGCGAAGGCGACGCTAATATCATGGCTGCCCTGCAACGTAAATCGGAAGCTGCCGACAAAATGTTTGCTGACCTGGTCATGCACATGAACGATGCGATGAGTATTAAAGTCGAACGCTTATATAATCAAGAATTGGAGGTTCCATCATGGTTGTAGATGCTCAATTGATTACCGACGAATATGCCTTATATCTTGGAGACTGTTGCGAAGTAATGCCAGAATTGGCAGACGGGTCAGTTCATCTATCAGTCTACTCGCCTCCCTTTGCGGGTCTATATCACTACAGTTCCTCGGAGCGTGATTTGTCTAACAGTCGCAACTATGCGGAGTTTCTAGACCACTATCGTTTTGTGGTAGAAGAACTGTATAGGTTGACTATGCCCGGGCGGGTGACAGCCGTTCACTGCATGGACGTTCCGCAAGGCAATACTGGGACCGGCTCTGACCATATGCTGGACTTTCCGGGCGATGTCATTCGGCTCCACGAGGACATCGGGTTCCTATACGTCGCCCGCTATTGTGTTTGGAAAGACCCGTTAGTCGTTCGCAATCGCACCATGGCTAAAAGCCTGGCCCATCAAACTATTGTGGAAGATTCGTCCCGCTGCCGAGCCGCTGGAGCCGATTACCTCCTAGTCTTTCGCAAAAAGGGCGAGAACCCCGTCCCCATCGCCCACCCCAAGGGATTGACGAACTATGCGGGCAGGCGGGAAATGCCCGCTGAGTTCGCCGCCTATGAAGGCTGGGAGGGTAAGCAAATAGAAAACCGCTATTCTCACTGGATATGGCGACAATACGCCTCCGCTTTTTGGGACGATGTGCGGCTGGAGCGAGTTCTCCCCTACAAAGAATCCAGAGAGCCAGACGACGAAAAGCACGTCCACCCCCTGCAACTAGACGTTATCGAGCGGTGCGTGATATTGTGGTCGAATCCCCGTGAGATTGTCTTGACCCCATTTATGGGCGTCGGGTCCGAAGTCTACGGAGCAGTCACCCTTGACCGCTTTGGTGTTGGTATTGAATTGAAAGAGTCCTATTACCGGCAAGCATTGCAGAACATGGCAGATGCATCACAACGAGCGAAGCAGCCTGATTTGTTTCAGGCGGCAGGACTGGCGGTCAAGGCATGAGAAGACTACAGAAATATGTGCTTGACTGCATCCACCAGCGAGGTTACGGCATCACAGAGAACGAAAGCATACCTGAGTACAATGTGCGGCAATACCTCAAGGCTACTGAGGAAATGGGCGAAATAGCCCGCTACCTGTTCGACAGGCAATCGCCACCAGCGACGGAAATCGCCGACGTAATCATACCGCTGCTGGCAATGGCCGAGATGCTGAACTACGACCTTGAAACAGCCATTACCGAAAAGGTTGAAAATGACATTGAACGTGGAATAAGATAACATTGACAAATAAGGCATTATGTGATATAATGCCCCCACGCTTGAGGAAAGGAGGCACACATGGACAACTATCTGAACACCACCCAAATCGCCGCAGAGCTTGACATTTGCACCCAGCACGCCGCCGACTTGTGCAAGCTGGGGCGCATCGAAGACGCAGCCAAAAGCACGGATGGACGCTGGCAGGCTCCCGCCGAGCAGGTGCTGCGTTACAAACGGCACAAGCGCGTGGGTAGGCCACCCGGACAGCCAGCCGGGTTCTACAACGGCACCGACCTGACCCAGCGGCGAGCGAACGTCAAGCGTTTGACCGCTGAGGGCAAGACCGCAGCGCAAATCGCAGTAGAACTTAACGTGCGAATTGAAACCGTTTACCGCGACCGCAAGGCCAGGTAAACACCAGTAGCGGGGACAGCACAACACGAGAGGAATATTATGGATAAGGAACTGGCGAAAGAAACATTGGCCGAGATTATTGATCGTCACGGTAAAGCGCTTCGCGGCGAAGCAGGCGGCAAACTCGCAGACCTGCGCCAGGCCAACCTGAGCGAGGCCGACCTGAGCGGGGCCAACCTGAGCAGGGCCGACCTGCGCGGGGCCGACCTGAGCGGGGCCAACCTGCGCGGGGCCAACCTGCGCGAGGCCGACCTGAGCTGGGCCAACCTGAGCGAGGCCAACCTGCGCGAGGTTGACCTGAGCCGGGCCAAGCTGTACGAGGCCGACCTGCGCCGGGCCAACCTGAGCGAGGCCAACCTGCGCGTGGCCGACCTGAGCCGGGCCGACCTGAGCCAG